TTGCGGGCGAGCCGCTTTCAGAAACCGAATTACAGCAATTAGGGCAGTCGTTTGAGGCCGCGCGTTTAAATAATTCTGTAGCAGTTTTAAACGAATACGTAACCTACACAGAAACCAATAGCGACGCCAGTAAACAAATGTTGGTAGCCGCATCGGAATACCAAGCGTTAGAAATTGCGCGTTTGGCAAATTGCCCGCCATACCTTTTAGGAGTCGCTACAGGTTCGTACAGTTATCAAAACTCAACACAAGCCCGCCAAGATTTGTATATGTTCGGCGCCAAATTGTTTATGGATTGTATTGCCGAAACGTTGTCAATGGGTAACGTATTGCCGCGCGGTACTTACTGCAAATTTGATATTGACGATTACCTAAGCGAAACCTATTTATCAGAATATGACACACCCGCAGAAGTAGAAGAAGTAGGAGTAATGCCAAATGCTTAAATTAACCCAACAAGAATTAACGTTAGACGCCGCAGGCCCTAACGGTATGCCACGGCGCACCCTGGCAGGTTTGGCGCTGCCGTACAACGTTGAAGCAACCGTAAACGACGGCACAAAAGTAATGTTTATGCCAGGCAGCCTAAATAGCGGCGGCAAAATGCCAAAACTTTACCTAGGACACGACAGCACCCAGGCCGTAGGACTTGTAACCGCCATGGTGGACACCCCAAGCGGCATGATGTACGAAGCCCGCATATCCGAAACCACGTTAGGTAACGAAGCCTTAGTATTAGCAGCCGACGGCGTACTAGACGCCGTATCGGTAGGCGTAAACCCAACCCGTTTTAGTTACGACGAAAAGGGCACAATGATTATTGAAATGGCAGACTGGCAAGAACTTTCGCTAGTGCCGTTTGGCGCTTTTGCTGGCGCGTCAGTAGACCGCGTAGCAGCGTCGCAGGGTATCCCACAAGAAGCCGAAGAAATAGATAATATTGAAACCGAAACACCTAACGAGGAGTTAGACACCATGACACAGCCAACAGAAATCCCACAAGTTATTGAAGCCGCAAGCGTAGCCCCAATCGTTTACGCGCAGCCACGTACTTTTAAATTGCCAAGCGCTGGCGAATTTATTGCAGCATCTTTGCAAGGCGGCACCGTACTTGCAGAAATGAACGCACGCGTACAAGCCGCAGCACCGAACATTACTACAGCCGATACCCCAGGTATCTTGCCTGAAATTATTACTGGCAGTGTCTACGACTCGCTAAACCCAATTCGCCCATTCGTGTCGGCTATTGGAGCATTGGCTATGCCTGGAAGTGGCGCAACATTTCGCCGCCCAGTCATCACAGTACGCCCAGTTGTAACACAACAGCCAACAGGCCAACTAAACCAACTTGACCCGTCAACTGTCACCGTTGCAAATAACAACGTCAACAAATTGACGTTTGGTACTTTTGTAACAATGTCTGAACAAGATTTGGACTGGACAGACCCAGCAAGTATCAACATTGTTCTAAACCAGTTGGCTATTGCCTACGGACAAGCAACAAACAACTACGCCGTAGATACTTGCCATGCAGCAATTACACAAACCAGCGCAGTGGCCGACACAACAGACCCAGCCGACTGGATTGCAGCAATTTACGAAGGCGCCCGCCAAATTTCAAACACGAGCAATTACCTTCCTACCCACATGGTCGTAACACCAGGTACGTGGGCTGCGTTGGGTTCGTTGGTTGACAGCACAGGCAGACCAGTATTCCCACAAATTGGGGCTATGAACGCACCAGGCCAGTTGTCGGCTGCAAATTGGAACGGCAACCCGCTTGGCCTTGTGTTGGTAGTTGACAAAAATACGCCAGGTTCATTTATGGGCCACGCTGCCGGACCTGCCGCAGGTTTTGAATTTTACGAACAGCAAAAGGGCGCTATTTCTGTAGACGTACCTAGCACCCTGGGCCGCACTATTGCGTACCGTGGTTATGCAGCGTCGTTTATGGCAGACGCTACAAAATTCGTTAAGTTCGTCTAACCGAAAGGCGGCCTAACCGCCATGACGCAGGTATACCAAGTAGCGCATAAAACGCTACTAGACAACTACGCAGTTTTAGAAACGCTTACACCTAACGAAGTGTATGTAGGCGCGTCTATTATTGTTGCAGGAGTTGACGCAACATTTAACGGCACCGTTACAGTTTTAGCGGTACCCGAATTTTTGTTTGTTGGCGTTGACGAATACGGCGATTTACTTTATAACGAGCAAGTACCTGTACCTTTCCAAATTCTGTATGCAAAAACAGCGACAGACGTTACACGTACGGCGGCAACCGGAACCGTAACGCTAGGTACTGTGGTTTGCACTTGGATTACCGCAGGGCAAATAGAAGATTGGCTTGGTATCGGTACAGCGTCGGCTTTAGACACAACTTTTTTAACACAATGCGCGGCTGCCAGTAACGCTTTTTGTTTTCAAAGGCGTTTAGAAAGCGGCTACATAGACCAAAAAGCCACAAGCCCTAGCGACGCTGTAACACTTGGAACTATTGCCTACGGCGGATTTCTGTATAGACAGCGCGGCGCAGTAACAGACTTTGCCAGTTTTGACGGCCTGCCTGCAGGCAACAGCGTTGGCTTGTCGCCAATGATTAAACAACTACTAGGCATACCCCGCCCCCAGGTTGCCTAATGCCCGTAGCGTTCACAGACCTGTTTAACGAGGCTTTAGACGACCTAGCAGCGTCGCTAACGACCATTACAGGGCTACAGGTAGTAACAGACCCCCGTAATCTTGTACCGCCCTGCGCCTTTATAGACGCCCCTACGTTTACCGTGTATAGCAATAACGTTGTGGAAATGACATTCCCAATACGAATAATTACCTTGGGGCCTGGCAACTTGGACGCGCAACGGTCACTACTTAACTTGGCTAGCAAGGTAGTTACCAAGAAAATTGGCGTAACCGACGGGCGCCCAACTATTGCGTTAATTGGCGGCAGCGAACTACCCGCCTACGATTTGACCATAACCCTACAAACCCAAGCAACCAACTAGGATAGGTACAACATGAAATACACAATACTTAGCCCCCGTATCGGTACACCTGGCGACGAATACGAACCTGTAGACGGCGTTAACGTTGACGCGCTTTTAGAAGGCGGCTTCATAGAACAATCCACCGTTAAGGTACCAAAAGGTGCTAAAACTAAAACAGACACAAACGAGGAGTAAACACAATGGCGACATCAACTTATCTGTCAAGTCCAAATTTGACAATCAACTCAATTAGTTTGCAGGACCAATGCAACGGTTTGACTTTTACGCGCACTATTGAAGCGCTAGAAAGTACCGCGTTTGGTTCGGGTTCCCGCGTTTATACCGCAGGCCTAGAAAACTCTACGCTTAGTTGCGACCTATATCTATCTTTTGCCGCATCAGAAACTTACGCAACACTTAAATCACTTGTTGGCACACAAACAACCGTATCTTGGTCCGCAAGCGCAACAAGCCCAGGCACCGAATTTAATCCAACCATGACCCTTACAGGTGCATACTTGGAAGCCTTGCCTTACGAAATGGCCTTGGGCGCTTTAGGTACTTTGAGTATTACTTTTACTGGCGGAGTGTATTCAGTTTTAGAAGTTTAATTAAACGCCTGCAAAGGCCCGACACAAAAGGCAAATAATGAAACTTACGTTAAAAGTTGAAACTACAGAAACCACGTATGAGGTCACAACAAACCTTTTTGTAATTGTTATGTGGGAAAGAAAATACAAACGTAAAGCATCAGAAATGGCAACAGGTATTGGCGTAGAAGATTTAGCGTTTATGGCTTACGAAGCGTCAAAACTAAATAAAATTGTTGTGCCTAGCGAATTTGATACGTTTATAAAAAACCTTATTACTATTGACGTACTAAACACCGAGGCCCCAAACCCCACCTAAGGGGCACCCATGGGCGCCAACTTGCCGAAATGTTGGTAGCAATTTCGTGGTGGCCCCCGCAGGTACCTTTTGATATAGACGACTTGGCTACCGTTGTTGCTGTATTATCAGACAACAACAAACGAAAGTAACCCTATGGCAGCCGTGGCAAATACTTTAGAAATTAAAGGTATTCAAGAAACCATGAAGGCGCTTAAAGCCATTGAACCCGAATACGCAAAACAGATACGTAAAGATATAAATAACGCTGGCGGGCCTGTATTAAGTGCGGCCCGCAGTTTGATACCTACAAGCCCGCCCTTGTCAGGTATGGCACGCGGCAATTTGATTAGAGGACGTGAAGGTACCAAATGGAGTAGCGCAGGCGCTTCTAAAGGCTTCATTATTAAAACTAATAAGTCAGGTCAAAAAGCCCGAACCGTAACGTTTAAAACAGGGCAAACTGTAGATTTTGCTGCACGACCTTACAACCTTTTAACACTTACACAACGCGACGCCGCAGGCGCAATTTGGGACCATGCAGGCCGAGGCACTAAAGGCCGTTTTGTAACTAATTTACAAATGCAGGGCAGTTATCAACCACGCGCCGCCGAACCTGGCGTAGAAGCCGCCCGTCCAAGCGTAGAAAAAGAAGTATTAAACATAGTTGATAAAGTAATGAAAACAACTGACAATAAATTAAAGGTACGCCGTGGCGATTAACGTACCGATTATTACAACGTTCGCCGATAAAGGCGTTAACGCAGCACAAAAAGCGTTTGGCGATTTAAGCAAATCTACGTTAATTGCTGGCGCCGCTATTGGTGCGGCTGTTACTGCGGTTGCCGCGTTTGGTTATTCCGCTATACAAAAAGCATCAGATTTTAACGAAGCGATAAGTAAAAATACTGTTGTATTTGGCGCTATTTCTAAAGAGGTAGAAAACTTTGCTGAAACTGCAGGCAGGGCTTTAGGCATTTCGGAAACGGCAGCACTAGCGGCGGCAGGCACTTTCGCTATTTTTGGCAAATCCGCAGGCCTAGCAGGTAAGGACCTTTCCGACTTTAGTATTGAATTAGTCACCCTGGCAAGTGACCTGGCATCGTTTAATAACACTTCTGTAGACGACGCTATAAACGCTTTGGGTTCCGCATTACGTGGCGAAGCCGAACCGTTACGCAAATATGGCGTATTACTTGACGACGCGACTTTAAAAGCCGCAGCAACCGAACTAGGTATATATTCAGGTAGCAAAGCGTTAACTGCACAACAAAAAGTTTTAGCCGCACAAAAAGTTATATTTGAACAAACAGCCGACGCGCAAGGCGACTTTAGCCGTACGTCAACAGGTTTGGCAGCACAACAAAAGATACTTGGCGCAACCCTAGAAAATATTCAAACCAATTTAGGGCAAGCGTTTTTACCAATATTTTTAAAAGCCGTACAGTTTTTTAACGATGAGGTAAGTCCTGCGTTTGAACGTGTTGCCGAAGTAATTGGCGAAAAAGGAATTGTTGCGGGTATGCAGCAAGCCATTTTTGAAATGGGTCCGTTTGGCACAAAAGTAGTAGCCGTAATGGAGTCAATAGCGGTTGCCGCACTTATTACCGCTAATGCTGTTGGTTACATTGGGCAAGCCGCCAATATGGCATGGCAAGAAATGAAACAACTGTTTAGCGTTAAAGGTTTGGTATTAAATTTATTAGGCCCATTGGGCCAAGTTGTAAAAGTAGTTGACCAAATTAGAGGTCAATCAGGCGGCGGCGGCTTTAAACAATTATTTGATATAGAAGGCCTTAAAGCCGATTTTGATAAGTTTTCGGCTGGCATTATGAATATGGGTAGTGCGTCGGATTACAGCAGTTTTGCCGCTAAGAAACTTGCGGAAGATGCAAAAGCCACAACAGACGCACTTGACAAATTTTCGGGTACTGGCACAGGTAAGGGGGCAGACGGCGCCGCAAAGAAACTTAAAGCATTACAAAAAGCCGCCGAAGATGCAGCAGAAGCATTAAGAAAAGAAATTGCTGCCGCAGTAAAAGAAGCCGCCGACGCCCTTAACGCAGATATGGCAAAAGCGCTTGACAGCGCAAAAGACAAATTAAAAGA